CCGACGTGGCAATCCCTTAAGGTTTCCGGAATGTTTCGGGGATTGCCACGCCAGTGTGCGCACTGGCTCGCAATGACAGAGGAATATCGAAACAGCCCGGCAAATCGGAATTGACAAACATCAAAAAGGAGAAAAAATGGACGAACAATATTTGGAGACCCTGGTGGGGGCGGAGGCGGCGCGGGAGATCCTGGCACTGCACCGGCAGGAGCTGGAGCAGCTGCGCCGGGAGCAGGCCCTGGAGCGGGCCATTGAGGTGGCCGGGGGCCGCAACAGCCGGGCCATCCGGGCTCTGATCGACGAAAATGCCCTGGCAGAAGCGGAGGATCCCCAGGCGGCAGCCAATGCCGCGGTGGCCGCCCTGAAGGAGGAAAACGGCTGGCTCTTTGCCGCGCCCCAGGTGTCCGCTCCCGGCACCGGCGCGCTGCAGGTGAGCAAAAAGCAGACCATGGCCGACATCGGCCGTATGTCCATGGCCGAGTACAGGCAGTACCGGAAAGGTATGTGAGATTCCGATTTATCGAACACCTTCGATAGCGGCCGTAGGGGCCAATGCCCACATTGGCCCGCGGGGCGATGTAGGCATCGCCCCCTACAGTCAAATTCGAAGCAGAGCGATCAATCGGAATTTACAAATAATTTTACAAAGGAGATTTACTTATGGAAAACAATTTTCTGACCCCTGAGGTGGTGGCCAAGGAGGCCCTGATGGTGCTCTCCGGCAATCTGGTGATGGCGGATCTGGTCCACCGTGACTACGCCGACGAGTTTGTGGCGGTGGGTGACACCGTTTCCATCCGCAAGCCCGCCCATTTTGTGGCCAAGAACTTCACCGGCACCACCGAAAGCCAGGACATCACCGAGGGCAGCGTGCCCGTGAAGCTGGACCGCTTCCGTGATGTGACCGTGGCGGTGACCAGCAAGCAGATGACCCTGGACATCGCTGATTTCAGTAAGCAGGTGGTGGAGCCTGCCATGCAGGCCATCGCCCAGGCCATCGACCAGGATCTGCTGGCGGTGGGCGCAGCCGCTGCCGCCAAGACCGTGGAGGGCAGTGACGGCGGTCTGACGGACATCGCTGCCCTTGCCAAGCATCTGGACATGGCCAAGGCTCCTCAGTCCGAGCGCAGCCTGGTGCTCCATCCCGAGCACAAGTACCGCTACGCCCTGGCGGAGAATTTGAGCAATGTATCCTACGCCGGCGACAACCAGACCCTGCGGGATGCGCTGCTGGGCCGTGTGTACACCCTGGATACCTACATGGACCAGAACGCCCCCGGCTCCAATGCGGAACAGCCCGGCACCGCCACCACCTTTGCCGTGTCCGGCAGCGCGGGCGACAGCGCGGTCACCGTGTCCGGTGCCGACGGCACCATTGCCGCAGGCGACGGCTTCATCCTGGGCGGCTACCTGTACCGCTTCACCGAGGGCGGTGAGGGTGAGCTGGCCATCGACCAGAAGCTGATGGAATCTGCCGACGGCGAGACCGTGGCTGTGGTGAACGCACCTCAGTCCCTGGCCTTCCACCGCAATGCTATGGCTCTGGTCACCCGCAATCTGAGCCTGCCCATGGGTGCCAGCCGTGCCGCCTATGCCGAGGCCAACGGCCTGGGTGTGCGGGTGGTCTATGACTACGATGCCGCCACCAAGACCGATAAGATCAGCTTCGACGTGATCTACGGCATCGCCCCCCTGGCCCCCCAGCTGATCGCCAGCCTGAAGGGCTAAGAGCAATGCCGAATGCCAAATGCCAAATTATTTCCCGCACTCTCGAAAATGCTCTGTCATTGCGAGGCGGCATCGCCGCCGTGGCAATCCCTTAAGGTTTCCGGAATGTTTCGGGGATTCCCACGCCCCTGCGGGGCTCGCAATGACAGAGCACTATCGTACTTTTGCTGTCATCGCGAAGGAGCGAAGCGACTGTGGCGATCTAAAACGAGATTGCCACAGCCCTTCGGGCTTCGCAATGACAGAGGAATATCGAAACAGCGCGTTAATTCGGAATTTGATGTCTCGCAAAGGACAAAGGAGAAATCTATGGCAACTCTCAATTTAACTTCCCCGGTGTTTTACAAAAACGGGGAGCCGGGTGTTTCGGCGGTGGTGGGCTATGAATCCCTGAGTAACCGCGTGGTGCGCTACTGCCTGCACACCGGCCAGAGCGGCGCGGGGCAGGTGGCCCTGGCCTTTTCCGGCAACTGGAAGGGGAGCGGCACCCTCCCCAAGCTGCACTTTTACATCGGCACCGACCCCGACAGCCACGCGGGGGCCGGTGCCGGTTCTCCCTATACCGGCACGCTGGCGGCCAACGGCTACGACTACAGCGGCAGCGCGGAAGTGATGCTGCTGCCGGAAACGGATTATTATGTGTGGGTCTTTCCCGCCACCCAGGTCTTCGGCTGGATCCAGTGGAGCTATGTTCCCGGCGCGGCGGTGGCGGACTGCTCCGGCGGGGCGTTGACGGTGCTCACCGCCCAGCCCGGCACCCTGGGCAGCCCCATGACCCTGGAGCTGACCCGCTACACTGAGTTTACCCACACCGTCACCTGCACCCTGGGCAGCCGGACTCTGACGGTGTGCGAAGACAGCACGGAAACGGTGCTCACCTGGACACCGCCCCTGGCTCTTGCGGAGGAGATTCCCGACGCGGCAGCGGCCACGGCGGTGTTTTCCGTCACCTCTCTGAAGGACGGCGCTGCGGTGGGCACGGTACAAAGGCCGGTGACCCTGGCGGTGCCCGAATCGGTGGTGCCCACCGTCACGGCGGCCTGGCAGGATCTTTCCGGGGCCTTTGACAGCTTCGGCACCTGCGTACAGCTGGTTTCCCGGCTGGGTGTGGAGGCGGAAGCCCTGGGTGCCTGGGGCAGCACCATCCGCTCCAGCACCCTGACCCTGGACGGACAGCCCTACACAGGGGGCGTGCTGACGGCGGCGGGGGAAGTGACCCTGACCGTCACCGTCACCGATTCCCGGGGTCGAAGGGGGTCGCAATCGCACACTTTGGCGGTGGCGGCATATGCTGTACCGTGGGTGCGCATCGATGCTTCCCGCTGTGATGCCGACGGCACCCCCAACGAAATGGGGGAGTTTGCCGCCCTTACCCTCACGGGGGAAAGCACCCAGGTGGCGGAGAAAAACAGGGCGGTGCTGACCTTTGCCTATGGCGAAACCACGGAAACGGCTGCGGTCTCCGTGGGCAGCTTCACGGAAAGGCGCATCATCCCCGCCGATTCCACCCGGACGGTTCCCCTGTGGGCGGAGCTTTCCGATGCCTTCACCACATCCCCCCGGGCTTCCATGGTGCTGTCCATCGGCTATGCCACCCTGGACTTTCTCGGCGGCGGCAGGGGCATCGCCTTCGGCACCACCGCCACCAAAGAGGGCTTCACCTGCGCCATGGCCACGGATTTTTCCGGCCACCGGGTCACGGGCCTGCCGGAGCCTGCGGAAGCGGCCGACGCCGCCACCAAGGACTATGTGGACCAACGGACAGCACAGGCACCAGCCGCTGCCATGCTTCCGGACACAGAGTATCCGGCGGGGGAATGGTGGAACGGCCGCCCGGTCTACACCAAGCTGCTGGCCTTCGACCCCGGCCAGATCACGGCCCAGATCCTCAGCCTGCCCCACGGCATCGGGGACCTGGACATCGGGCTGTCGGTGGAGGTCCTTTGGCGGTACGTGAATGCCGCCGGCAATGTTACCTGGCGAAATTTCCCCGCCGTGTATTACGGCAATGTGGAGTGGTCTGCCCAGGCCTACTTTGAGGGGCCGGATCATATTAAGCTGGAACTGGGCTCCCAGGTCAGGGCCCAAATGGCAGCCTCCGCGGAAAACATCTATGTGACCCTGCGGTATGTTAAGGAGGAAGTATGAGCTACAGTCAATTGGTAACCCACGTGAAGCTTTCGCCCAACTGCACCAAGCCCCGGAATGCCAAAATCGACACCGTCACCATCCACATGGTGGTGGGCCAGGCATCGGTGGAGAGTTTGGGGGAACTGTTCGCCAACCCCGAGCGGCAGGCATCCAGCAATTACGGCATCGGGTCCGACGGCCGCATCGCCTGCTACGTGGAGGAAGAGGACCGCAGCTGGTGCACCGGCAGCCGGGAAAATGACCACCGTGCCATCACCATCGAGGTGGCATCCGACACCAAACCGCCCTACGCGGTGAACGACAAGGCATTTGGGGCATTGCTGGACCTGTTGGAGGACATCTGCCGCCGCCATAACATGGTTTTGAACTACACCGGCGATCAAAGCGGCAACATGACGCTGCACAAATGGTTCCAGGCCACCGACTGCCCCGGTGCCTTTCTGGAGGGCAAGCACCCGGAGATCGCGGCGGAGGTCAACCGCCGTTTGGGTGCGGGGGTGGTCTACCGGGTCCAGGCCGGTGCTTTCCGGGACCGTGCCAACGCGGAAGCCCACGTGGAAAAGCTGAAAAAGGCAGGCTTTGATGCCTTTATCCAACCGAACTAGATTCTGATTTGACGAACTGTTCGCCGAACAGTTCGTCATTGCGAGGAGGCCGCAGGCCGACGTGGCAATCCCTTAAGGTTTCCGGAATGTTTCGGGGATTGCCACGCCAGTGTGCGCACTGGCTCGCAATGA